GTGACAGTATCGCGACCTGCCGTTAATTCTTCCAATATCTGAATCGCCCCACTCAACACCAACAGTGTTTGCGTTCCCTGTTGCTTGTGGGTTTCCAGCTTCTCCAACTCTTGCGTCATTCTCTCGTGGTCCTTTTGCAGTTCTTCAAGCCGCTTGGACAGAGTGGCCCTCGCAATTGTTGTGTCCACTGGTGTATCTGTATCAACTGATTTCGTCATTATATCCTCCATGGCTATTTAGTCATATAATTCGTGAGCGTCGATGAGATATTGCGTAGACTGGCCCTGCCGGTATAGAGCAGCCCAATGCCGCCCGCACTCTTCCACTCTGCGATATTTTTATCGAAGTCGTCGATCAGTAGGTTTGGTGTGCCATCGGCTTGCTTCGCATACCGACGTTTCTGTGAACGGTTAACGGCGAGAAATTCTTCGTTGGGGTGGCGCCCCCAACCCGGTATATGCCGCGCACACCAGATACGCTTTCCGGTCGCACTCGACGGCCAACCTTTGGGAATCGCAGTCAGAACGGCCGGATGGTGCGGCCGCACGAGCTTTAATAGTTGTGGGAAAGAAGGTTCGGGGTCGAGGTCCATCCAGAACGTGGGCCAGTCTTTCTTCAACCGACGCCAGCCCTTCGGCCCTTCCCAGAGGGTTACAAACTGTGATGCTGTTATGCCGCCGGCGAAGGTAATCTTAAAGTAATTTTCCGCACCTTTCACGAAGTCGACTAGCACACCATCCATGTCTACATAGAGTCTGGACGCCATACGATTCCGTTCGCTAGTTGCCGTCTTCTTCAGTGGAGGGATAGAAGGTAACCTCATCGTCTTTGTCGTTATGCTGCTGACGAAGGTCCTTCGCGACGGTTGTTGTAGCCGTATCCTTCAGGTCGATGTTCTTCTCCGCATCCTTCTCGTCTGGGGTAACAGTTTGTTCACCTAGTGGATTGATAGCACAGACGCAAGGATTGCTCCAGCATGCGGGGCAGACAATTCCATTGAACGGTTCCGCTCCGGTGCCTGTTGAATAATTGGTGGCTGCCGCGGCATCCTCGACTAATGAATCAGACAATTCAAATGTGTCTGCCCAGTCTTGCTGTGTGGTGGAGAGCTTCATGGAGGAATATCCTTTGAAAAACGCCGGGTGCTTGACGCACCCGGCGGTAGAAACATGTTGTTAGTTCGACTCCGACGCTGACGCAGATGGCGAAAGCGACGACGACGGGCTAATCGACACAGACGCCGACGGACTACGTGACGCCGACGGGCTGAGTGACACTGATGCGGAACTCGACGGGCTAATGGATGCCGACGGGCTAATAGACGCTGACGGACTGATTGATGCTGACGGACTCCGCGACAACGATGCAGACGCCGATGGGCTGAGTGATGCCGACGGACTGAGCGACAACGAACCCGGCAGAACCGTATCGTCTGGTGCGTCACCCATTACCGACGTGTTGGCTGCTCGTGCGGACTGCACGACCAAGGTTTCCCACATCACACGCGAGACGGAGTTGCTGTCCGTCTTTGCCGTGCGTTTGTTCCAACCCACCTGAGCCGCACCGAGCCCTTTACGCTCACCAATGGCCGCCGCTTGATCTTCTCGCCGCATTTCTCGGTCCGACACGCCATACACCGCTGATGTCGCGGTAGCCGCGCCCGCTCCACCGAAACTGGCGAACTTCGGTTTCTCTGAGATATAGTACGTGTTCGCGCCGGTGACCGCAACTATCGCAGGATTGCCTGGCTCTCCCGCACGAAAGACCGCAGAAGTATTCGAGGCAATCGAAGTCACAATGTAAGTTAGTGACTCACTGACGATATGGACATAATCACCCACATTGAGTTCGTCATCAAATACTGTGCTTGTGCCGGTGACGACACCGCCACCGCCTCCTGCGACGACCGCCGTAATGGCGACTGTCCCGGTGTTAGCACTCTTCTTATCTTTGTTTCCCCATCCACCCATTTTGTGTTTCCTCCTGCTATTGTTATTTATGATGCCGATACAGCGGCGCCTTTGGGTGCGGTGGCCTTCGTTTGGGCTTCCCGCGCTTTTGTTTCGACATCACGAATCTTTGCGGCCATCAATTCCGTAGCCTGACGTTGTTTGAGTGTAATCAAATCTGTGGTTTGACGAACCTTCAGTCTATCGACTTCGCTAGGAGGTTCGGGCGAAGAATCTTCTCTCACCACCTGATGTACCGGAACTTTCTCCGAGGCATACTTGCCAACGTTGACGACGTAAAACGGCGTGCCGTGACGATCGCCTTTATCGTACCGAACAACTTTCCCCCGCCCACCGACTCGGGCGGGAACCTTTACCCATGTGCCTGGAGCGAGGATTGCATCTTTACCTGACGGCGGTAGAGGCCTCTGCCACTTATGCGCCTCGTCCATCTTCATCGCCTTGCGGGTGGTGGGTCGAATCAATTTCTGATTCCATTTGATGCCTAGCTCGGTTGCCTTGTTTAGTATCTTGCCTGCGATGCGCCACCCTTCGGGCGTATGCCGCCCTTTAAGAAAATGACGAACCGCATCATCAATGACCTCGTGAGGTGTCTTCTTCCACCCCTTTCCCGTCAGACCACGACTCTCACGCCCAGTCAGCGACTTGGCGATAATCTGTGCGGCTTTCATCTGCTGGTTGACTGGTGCGGGGCGCCCCAACTTGGTGACGGCTTCTTTTAGCTGTTTCCCACCGCGCCTCCGATAATGCAGTATGGTTGTAACGTCGTTGACCTGATCCAAATACTTGGCTTCGGCCCGCCTGTCATGACCCCGTACCGCCTTGGCAGCCAAGGCAGCATCTTTCTGGATGTAGGCGAGTTTCGCGTTGTCCAGCTTATGAAAAGGATGTTCAGGAATGGGCGGCCGCGCTCGTTTATCGATGTACTTGACGGCGGTCGCTCCGAATGGTCCCTCGACTTGGACATCCTGTGCTTCCAACACTTTCTGCTGCATGGCCTTACGGTAGGCTTGTTGTTCTCGGATACGCATATGTCGTCTCAATGATGTGAAGATTTTCTTTGCCACACTAGTGTTATGTCCCGGTGTTCCCGCAAGGAAACTCGGAAAATCGTTGGCGGCAGCATATCCGCGCATTAATGTCGCAGATATCGCACCGGCACCTCTAGGAATTGCCAAGACGCGATATTGCGATACGTCGATATGCTTCGCTGCATTGTATTTAGAAGAACCGGCAGGTAGCAAATACGCACCCATCTTCTCAAAATCTCGCACACGGTCGGCACCAACAATTACCGTGATGTCTTTATAGCCTGCTGCGGACGCATCAGCATACGCAGAGAACGGCGTGTTCATCGCTGAGTTGTTGTTGAACGTCACGCGGGGAAACAATTGACGCAAGAACCGAACCTTCTCTTGGAAGGGCAGCGGATTCTTCTTCGTATCTGTCGTCGGTGATGCGTAGACTCTGGCATCGGCGCCTAAACGGTTCGCGGTCCGCGTAAGAAAGGCAATGAGAAGCGCATGGCCCGTCGTCGGAGGATTGAACCGCCCGAATGCGATGACGATACGTTTCTCTTTAGCCATGCGATCTATTTAGAAAATTACTGCCAGTCTCTGGGTGCCATGAAGTTCGCTCGACTGAATTCCAGACGATCAACCAGCTTCACCATACGTCCCGCACGTGATACCGCAACGTACCCTTCAGGGCCCGTCACACGGAAGCCGTTGGCGGTTGGGATGAATGTCGCCACACGAGCAGCCTGCTCAAGTTTCCGAATGATCACGGTTTTCGCCGCCGTGATCGCCGCATGTAGTTCGAACCACTGCGACATCTCGCGCTGATTGGTCCGCACCGCGTCAAGCATAACAGTGAATGTCGCCGTGACATTCTCCTTCCCCGCCTCGCTTGACCGTTTTGCCCTCTCCTTCGTCATCCGCCCCGCGAGAAAATGGAGAGGTCGTTGACCAACTGTCTTGACGATTTTGCCCGTCCGCCACGAACTTCCTGATTCAAAAACATGTTCATAAGGGTATTCAACGGCTCAGATTCGAACGTCGTGTAGATCAGCGCCGGTATCCTCTGTGCTAATGTGCCAACCCGCGACAACAGCAAAGAGAAATCTTTCTCCTCTTCATTGGTAAAGGACACATTGCCAGACACATCATCGTACGAGGCATCCAGCGATGCGACACGGCTTGTCTTCTTCAATGAAGAGAACACCCCCGGCGTAATGGGCGCGGCGCTGAGGCGTGCCACTGTGCCCGATCCCGAATACATCGTATGAATGACAATGCCAAGTGCCGCTCGGTCGATACTCTGCCCGAGGGCACTCTCCACACCGACAGCGTAGAGGATGGTGTTCGGGCGGAATGTCAGATAATCCTTGCCCTTGATGGACTGTGCTTTGACACTACGCGCTCCACTGAAGAGTAAATCTCCTTGCAGCACTCGGGTAGGCTGGAGCAGGGCTAGCTCACTCAGACAGTCGTGGAGCACTCCACCGACACCTCCAGAGCCATATATCTCAGTGATCTGTGCGTGAGACTTCATCAGCTTTGGCACTTTGCTGAACGCGGACTTGGTAGCGACGAAGAATCTGCCATCTGCCGGGTCTGGTCCGAAGACCACACTTGGTGCGCCATCCCATTTGGTGGTCACGTGCAGGGCTTTCGAGACACCGCCACTGATGAGCATATGCCGAAACTGGCGCAGCACCTCAATCGCATGCTGCATGCCCGCAATTCCATCGTCAAGCATCAAATCTTCAAGATGTGTGAGATGCGTCAGCTTGCCGCTTTTACTCTCCTCTAGAAATTCGTTGAATGTGATCATAGCGGCCCTAGTTGCAGTGCCCGATAGATGTCTCGTTGTGTGTCCATGATACGATACCACCCTTGAATTTTTTTGCGCAATAATAGCATCGCCGGGTGTTTCGGTGTCTTATCGAAGGCAGTGGCAAATAGTGGATAACTGGCATTGATTAGTTCGTGATGAAATTTCTTCATCTCGGCGAATGCCGCCCGATATCCCAATGTGGGAAACCAGACCACCATTTCCAACGCGATATCATGTGCATACGCTTCGACTTCATCGAAATCCCCAAGATACATTTGTAGGGCCCAAAGGTCTTCATCATCCGCCGTCGGTATGAATTTCTGCGAGAGAACATCTTCAGAACGATGGTTGTTCTGGTGACGATGTGCTAATTCGTGCATAAGGTATGCCCAGAAATAGAAGTGTCGACGCTGCCAGTCAGACGCATGAACCCCGCAGCAACGCCCCCGTGGATGAACATGCCACTCAATATGTATATCGATTCGCCGACGCGGCCGCGTTTGGAGCCATGTCGGCGACCACTGGGCCGTTAGTTCCAAGCCGGTGGAATCTACGGTTATATCTTCTACCAACTCATTGTTTACCTTGAATGGTATCGTAACCTTATTCAGCCGCGATAGGAATGGCGCAAGATACATGGAGGGCCCTCTATATCGCTGCTGCGACATAGGGGTCAAGACGCTTTCCACGGCTTTACGCATTGACAATGCGTCGTCGGTAATTTTTTTATGGAGTGTAAGCAGTTGCACGAACGACGCCTCCCCCCATATTTAGGGAGAACCCGTCTCATCCAGGCCGCCTGTGCGTAAAGGAGCAAGTGGTCGTCGTGGCATCCGAGAGGCACCACTAAACTTTGAACCGAATGGCGACTCCTGCGATGCTGAGTCGGCAGCCGCACCGAGCGAAATATTGTGGACTGCGGTTCCACTCGGGTTATACAACATCATTCGTGAGGTATCGATGCCCAACAAAAACTTCTCAAACGAATTGCGTTTGCCATAACGATTCTTCAATGTGTACACTTGAATCTGATTGCTTTGCTCTAGTTCCTCCGTCGTGGTCAGGGCGATAATGAAGTCTGCGGTCTGCGCGATGGCAAAACTCTCGCTGATCTTATCCAGCCCGGGGTCAGACTCCGCGTGACCTGTACGATTGAACTGTGCCGCGGTGAAGATGGGGAGGGTGTGTTCGACCGCCAACCCGCGCAACTCCTCCGCGATAGACTTGTTGTAGGTATAAGAGTTCACCGAGTTGCCCATTTTGACCCGTGCGGAAGAACAGATGGACAGATAGTCGATGAACAGAATGTCTGGCGTAAAGTTCTGTTTCCCCTTGAGTTCCTGTAGCAACGAACGAAAGTGCCCTGCGTGTGCAGCGCCTGTTGGATACTCCTTGATAATCAATTTCCCCGTGGAAGTCGCCCGCAGCCCCTCGATCTTTCTGGTGTACTGACTGTGCGAGAGCGCCACAACATCGTCCATCGGCACATTCATCATGTTCGCATCGATACGTTCCGCAATGCGTTCTTCCGCCATCTCCAATGTGATGTAGAGAACATTTTTACTCATCCGCAAACACGCGGCCGCCATATGGACGAGGAACAAGGACTTACCCACATTCGTTCCAGCAAGTACACAGTTCAGCGTCTTTGTGGGAACACCACCCTTGGTCATACCATTAAACACTTCAAGGTCAAATGGAATGCGCGATTCCGCACGATGGTAAAACTCATACCGCGTTTCGGCATCACCAAAAAAATCGTGCCCCACATGCGTATCGAAACTGACCGTCAACGCATCTCGTAACAAGTCTGGAATGCCATGTGGCGTTTCCTCTGGATTGTCGAGCATCGCAACACTCTTCCGCAAAGCCACATACAACGCTCTATCTTGACAATACTTTTCAGCTTGTTCAATCAGATAGGCGTGTTGTGACGGCTCCATCGCGTCCATCTGTTCGATCTCGGTAAGCGTCTCGGATGTTGCCTTGGCTTCGCGTTCCGATAATGTACTGACATCATCGAGCCCCAGGCGCAGTGCTGCGAATGACGGGACGGCGTGATACTTATCGTAGAACTCTCCAAAAAGCGCATAGATGGTTGCGCACGGTTGGGACTCGAAATATTCGTCTTTGAGATACGGGGCGATCTGTTCCGCTAACTCTGGTGTGGACATCACTTGCCGTAAAATCGTATGTTCCAACATCACAGCCATTAATGAATGCCCTTCGTCTCCGTCGTTAAGAGTGTGTCGAAATTTGTGGTCGAGATGAAATGCAACCACGACAGAAGTATTTCAGAACAATACGAATCAAACGCGGCACTGGAATCAAAGCCCGGCGGCCCTTCGTGTATCGCCGTCTCGAATTGTGTCGGCACCATGCCGTTTGCCAAACGCTCTTTCGAGACCGTGAACTTCTTGAACGAAAACGTGACCCCTTTATACGGACCACGAATAATCTCCATTCCAAGAATCGAATCCCCCTTCTCGACGGCAATTAAGCGGGGCATAATATCATTTAGAATGTTATTCTCTTTACTCGTCATCAGGCTCCAGTTCCTCGTCTGTAATTGGCGCCCCTGTTGACCCATACAGAAAATGTTCTTTAATATAAACTTCCACACTGTCGAGAATATCTTTTGTGAAATACTTCTCGGGTTCGCGAAGAATCGCTTTCTCAAAGACCTTCGCACCATTAGGAAATTCATACCGCGTTGAGACTTTCTTCACGCAGCCCTGCTTAACCGCCACCGCCAGCAATCCGTAGTAACGGTCGAGCCCGCCATCGAAGAGAATGCGCGTTTCCACCACCGTCTCTTCTTTGGTCAGCCGCGACTTCATCATTCGCGCCTTGACGATGTTGCCGACAATTGATTTGTCAGTGTCGCGGTCTTTCTTCTTGGACAAGAACACGATGATGTCCGCCGCATACTTGGCACCCTGCCCTCCAGCCATCTCCTTCGTCGGAAAATATGAACCGATGACGGAGTACACGTGATTGGTAACAAT